TCATAAGTCTGGACTTTAAATGTATATCCCATTATTTTTTACCTCCCTTCTTTTTCTTCTTCTTTCCTTTTGGTTTCATTGATCCATAGTGTGAAGGCATGACAATAAAAGTAGCTGTTTCTATATTACTTCCTTTTACGTTTCTTAGCTGTTTTCTTTTTGCCTGCTGTAGATAATGCAATAGCCTGTGCCTGCTTCAAAGTCTTACCCTCTCTCATCAGCAAACGGATGTTGCTTGAGATCACAGATTCTGATTTTCCTTTTTTTAGTGGCATATTTATAGTTTATATTCTTTTTTGATTTGGTCTAATGTTTTTTCTGTTCCATCACTTCTGATAATCTGCCTCAATGCCTTTTGACCTGAACTTCCTTTTTTGCCAGCTAATGTTTTAAAAAATCTTACTCTTTGTTCATTGCCAAGAGTTTTTATTTGTAGTTCTTTTTTCTGGTTCAATAACCAATCACCATAAGCCTGCCCCTGTGGAACTCGACCTGTCATACTTGGTCTTGTATCAAGTGCAGTTTCGGGTGGCTTTTCAAGACCAGGATATTTTTCTTGCAATCCATCAAAGTCAACAACAGGAACAGTAGTTGATCTACAGTTGAAATGTTGTGGAGGTGTTGGCCCTTTGTTGTATTCAAACTGCTGACCATCAAGTCTCTGACAGATTGGTGTCGTTTTTGAATCTAATGTCGCAACATATTCATATTTAGGAGCAACTTTGCTATTTGCAGCATAAACAGCCTGTGATGCTTGGTTCTGCACTTGATTTACAGAAGTTCTGATAATAGTTTGAATCTGATAATTAGCTAATTTTGTGACCTCACCGCCTGCTGCTGCAATTTGTTTTACAGTTCCTGGTTGACCAAAATCAAGACCTCCAACTAATTTTCTTGCGATCTGCTGTGATGTCTCTCCACTAAAAACACCTGATCTGATTGCCAATGCAAGTTTTTCCTGTGAACTGGCAGCAATACCTCTAAATGCTTTTTCTACAGTTTGACCATTTGGCAACGTTACAGCAGCACCTTGTCTTGCAGTAAGTTCAAACTTACCAGCACCAAACTTTACAAAATCATCCTCTGTAAATTGTTTACTTGTAAATATATTTGTCTGGGTTGGATCAACACTAATAAATGAATCTGCATATTTTGGACTTATGGCAACGCTATTGATCGGCACATCACCAGATGCTGTTACCTTTTTGAGTTCATTCACAATAAAATCTCTCTGTAAGAGAGTTATTCCCTGTAATTCTTTCTTGAAATCTCTTGCCGTAGCTCCAGACCATGTATTAAGACTATCTTTTGCCTGTTTTATAATCGCTCTAAGTCTTTTTCTTGTTTCAGGTGCAATAATTACAGCTTCACCAGCCCTTCTCTGTCTAAAATCAATTTCTCTTAGTCTTTTTGCAGCATTTAGAATTACCTCGTTGTAAGTAACGGCATATTTTTTTGCGACAGCATTACTGAAACGGTTGAGATCAATAGTCTCTCTGAAAAATACCTCTGGAATTGACATTCATTAAGCTGCGTCAGGTTCTGTTGGGGCTTCCATTTCGATCAGCCCACCAGCTTGCGTTGCCTCGACTTCTTCCTCCACATCAAAATCATCCCCAAGAATCTCACCACTGCTTAACTGTGTAAGTAATGTTTCCTGGCTGATAGTGCCAGCAGTAAATAATGCCAACAAAGATTGTATTTCCTGTGGTTCTAATCTTGCTGTTACAAAATCTCTATTAACAAAACTGCTACCAGCATTTGGTTCGTTCAAATATTCACTATGAAACTTGAGGCAGTTATCAATCAAGTCTTGCATCTGTTGGGCAATAACCATCATTGTGCTGTCATTTTGTGATCTATCAATCCTCTTGGCCTCGGCTGACTCACCAACTAACTTTTGACCAAGTACCGCAGCCAATGACAATGTATTGATCTGATCTGCAATATCTTTCAATCTTGTGAACTGACTATCATAACTGTCACCCGATGGGCTGACATATTCCATCCTCGATTCAGGTGGTAATGATAATGCTTCATTCGGGCCTGTTGTTATCTCATCTGCATTTGGATAACCAAAGACGGCAAGCAAAGGAACAGAACTGATATGCAGAATATTATCCAAATCGCTTTGTATCTGGTAATGCTTGAGGTTAAGTTCTGCTATGTCATAAAGAGGACTTCGGCTTTCGTAATATCCAACTCGGTTTGAATATGCAACAGCAAAAGGAATCTTGTCCTTTATGCTCATCTCTCCCTCATCATGTAATTTATATTCACCTTTTTTATCTTTTCTATGGATTTCATACCGCCCAGGTTCAAGCACTCTAATCTGTTTTATAATCTTTTCTCCATATTTTCCATCAGACTCGACCACCTGTTCCATTAATCGAAGTTGTGTTAACTTTCTTACACCATCAATAATCTCTGTCCTCCAGCCAAGAATATCTTTAGGGGCATAAGTAACCCAATATGGCCTTGCCTTCTCTCCATCTTTCGGTGCATCAACAAGAACACCAACATGGCCAAAAGAAATTGCAACTCTAGCTGTTTGATATAACCAAACATTAAGATCATTACCCTCAAGGTCAACATCAAACAACTGTTCTCTTACTAAATCTGATACATCGTCAAGTCTTATAGGTTTTCTGACCAACATACCTGATAACATTTTCTCGATTCGTTGCAGATAGGGGACTACTGTCGATCTGCTGAGTCTGACATCATAACTATCGTCTGTCTCGCGACTTTCTTGTGGCAAATACTTTCTATGTTCACTTCTGATCTTGTATGTTCCCTCTTTTAAATCTTCAACCAAACCCCAGAAATTTGCCATTCTCTGGTAGGCAGCATTAGGACTTGCGACCGTTGTAGGAGCTAATGTTACAGGCTGATTGTAAATATTCAGAGAGCTATACACGGTTTTTCCTCATAGTACCATTACTTTTAATATATTCTAATCCCTGTTCGCTTGCCTGCCCTACCATAAAGCAAATTAAATTCACGATAAATTAAATACCCCAAAGCATCATTCATATGGTCATATCCATTCTGTTTATCTGGATCTCCTGTCTTTTCATCGTAGCTCTGCAACTCAAGGCACTCAATCAAACGAGTGCAACTGGCATAAATCGCCAAACGTCTTTCCCCTTTGCCGTTCTGTAGTAACGCATTGACGGTTGCAACTCTATCTTTGATAAAGGGGTTGCTCTTGAGAGCCATTGAACCGAAGCCGTAACCTTGGAGTATGGCGAGATCTGTCTTTGATGCGTTAATCGTTGAACGTGCTGAACCACTAGCGTCAGGGTAAACTAATATTCTGTTTGAAGGATAACGTCTAAGTAACTCTTGTGCCAACGCATCTGTATCTTTTTGTTTGGATATTTCATCAATGATCACCAGCTTGTCACCATCTCTCACACCAATGACGCAGTTGCAGTTCATCACATTAAAATCTATACCGCAAAGTAAAGTCTCCATTTTGATATCAAACGGTATTTTATTAATGACATGATGCTCCCTGGAGAACCTGTTATAAACCTGTCCGCTAGTTAAGTTGACCCATTGGCCAAGAAGATAAGCCTTTATTAACTGCGGTGGATAATTTTCATACAAAGATGGAATAAATGTATCGGGCAGATAAGGATTATCAGCCGTCTTTGCCTGGATCAATGCAGTATCAGATTTTCTATTTTTTTCAAAAGTTTCAAAGGCCCAACCATGACCTTCGGGAGTTGTTGTTGCGTAAAACTGTTGAACATTACCAGATCTAAGTCTTGCAAGTGCCATGTTCATTGCACTTTCCGCATCTCGTTTCGGGATAGTGTCTGCCTCATCAAATCCAACTGCACAAAGGTTTTGGCCTCGCAATCTTTGATATGTAAGCATTGTTCTTAGCAAGATCGTATGTGTTCCCTCTGCAAATTCTAGGTTGTACTCAGGTAATGGTGATGCTCTAAATGTGTAAGGAATCTGCCATTGATCAAGCAGTTCATTCATTGTTCTTTGCAGAATATCTCTGAGCATTGGCGCAGTCGGTTCAAATATTGCTGACACATGACCAACATTGAGTGCTGCTA